CTTTGAATTTTACACGCAAAGCCAACGCGTTTTTGATTTTGATTAAACATAGTAGTTATTATACTAAATATAAACTGTTAAATCAAGTAAATAATTATAAGAACAGCCCAAGTAACACCGAAACTTTTTAATAATGTAAGTGTTTTCATTTTGTCACTGGGCAAATTCAATTATCGTATAATACCTTTTTCTAATCGCTCTGATACTAATCGTGCGTATCCTGCAATGTCAACCCAGCTATCCGCGTAGTCTGGCTTACCGTTAAGGATTCGTGCTATTTTGTGCACAATCATTTCTAAACTTTCTTGCTGATCTGCCTGCATATTTTTCCAGGTTGGCGCAGCGTGTAGAATTTCTTTGAGTTTTTGTGTAATTGCTGCCATGTCTTTAAAAGGTCCGTAATTCTTTGCGCGCTCATCTAATACTTCAATAGTAGAATCTCCTACTGTAGTATAAGAATTTACTGTAGGAAATACTACTTGTGCTCCACCAACTGTTCCTGGCATAGGCATAGTAATGCTATCTGAGCCACGCGCACCTGTAATAAACGCAGGCGTAGTACTTGCTTTATTATCTGCTTTAGGTCCTTGGTGTGGTTTTGCCATAGGAAATGGCCACATTGATCTTAATTCTTGTTCGGGTGTCATAATTAATTGTTAGTTAGTTAAAGATTAGTATAGAACTCTTAGAATTCTATAATAATCCCTCCTAAAAGGAATTACCGTGTATGCTCACTGCAACGAGACTCACTACACTACATTCAGTCTGTCCCGCTGAACCTTGCAGGGTTCTGCTTCGATGATGAATTGTAAGGATTAGGATTCATTTGAAAAACGCAGGCAAAGCTCAAATCCTGCGCAATAAGTAATTATACCTTAATTCTTTACTCAGGTCAAGAGTATTTTTCCGGAGCCCTTAGTAAGGCCGGTAACTTTTTCTTTGTTTTAATCTGTTTTATTAATTCAGGATTAATACCTTGAAGTGGATTAACTGCTCCCGCTGTTTTTTGATATTTCTCATAAACAGGTAATAGTTGATCTAAGATTAATAACTCTAGCTCTTTGACGTAAGTATGTGAAGAATTCATTTGGTACCTCTAGTTCGCCCTATTATACCATTGTTACCCATTAGTGTCAATACTAAAAATTTTTATCCTATAATTTTATAGCAAAACAAAAGCCCCCAAGAGCGAATCTTGAAGGGGCTTTTGAACATCTATTAATATATAGAGCACGCTGATGTTTTTTACTCAAACAGGATTTTTAAGCTACCACAGCTACCTGTCCCTCAATAGCAACTCGGTGTTGCCCACCCGTTGGCGGTTAATCCATTGCGGTGTTTTATAAGGGGAGTGCACAAGTATTCTGTCAAACCATGAAAGGTATGCTGATTACTTGCGACTGTCGTGAATTAACGCATTTGCCAGCGAAGTATTGGCTTAGCACTTCTGCCTTGGTTCCACTATCGTTGGACTCCCTCAACGACTGGTAACGACTATTCAGTTTTTAGTCGGGATTTCGGTTCCAGCGCATATCCGTTTTACGACTTTTGGTCGACTGTTTATGCAATTATTTATGACCTGCTACAGTTCAGGGTCAAGAGTAATAAAGTGTTTCTCCCATATACTACTACTCTGGGGACTAGCCTATTAACGAGGGCAAATTCGACTGCTGGTATACACTTTAACGACATGCTGCAGTTTAGGGTCATGCACTATTATTTAATCACCCTTGCTAGGTGTCGCTAGTGAGATTCCATACTCACATTACAGAGCGAAGCTCTGCTCTTGGTTAGATGATAGCTGTATTTGAAAGAGTTCTTTCTCTAGAGTTCCTGCTGGTGTGTTACTCTAAACCATAATTAGCCTGCTTTTAGGAGTATCAAGGCTAATGTCCCCTCCTGACTGAACGAAGTCATCGGCTAAAGCATAACGCTGCTTTGCGGTATCGAATAAATTTAAACTCTATTATTATCTGAGTCATGTTATTGTTTCATCTCGTAACATGATCGAGCATATTAAGGATATACCTTGACTCGTAGCGTCTAATACATTAAGTTGAAAGGGTGAAAGTCTTAATGTATTAGATACTGCTAGAGTTTCGCCTAAATTGCATAGGCTCGTCAGAAGGTTTGTTGTCATCATCAATTTATAAATAAATTATACTCTAATTTAATCATAACTTCAAGTAAATAATTTTTATTCTTTCTACTTGGTACTCCATGGGGGAGTCGAACCCCTCCTTACCCGCGTGAAAGGCGAGTGTCCTAACCGATAGACGAATGGAGCAAAAAAGTTGGGCGACCACTAGAGGCTTCGGTGGTCATCAAGTTGTTATCCAGACATATGTGCTGGACTCATAACACCCATAAATTAGTATTATCGTGCCGATTCTGGAAGTAGCCGCTAAGCTCCCCAATGCCATTGGCAGTTATATCAGGATCAGTCACTGGCAGTTTTGACCCGAATAGCCGTAGCGTCCTACAGGCATACCTTTGATAACACTAATTTATGAGTAAAGGGCTGTGGCTCAGGCTTACCCACAATTAAGACGCTATCTTCAAATGCGATTACTCGGCTGAAGACTGCTGTCACCCTATCAATTTATATAATAATTATATAGCGTTTAGCTACACATTTCAAGAAAAAAATAACAGTCGTTGCCACTATGAGCTAACTTCGCAGGTGTGTCGACATACAGTGACTGATTGGTGAGCGAAGAGATCGTTGACAAACGGGCGGCATTTTCATGCCATTCATTAAGCCCTTCCCGACTGTTTATAAATAATTATACAACAAAATAGGCAATCAAATCAAGTATAAATTTTTATACCAATTTTTGACTAATCTTACTTATTATATAATACTTTCTTAAAATTATTTAATCTCTATTATAGTATAAATACTAAGCAGTTTCAAGTACAAAATTTTTGTCTAAAAACTCCACCCTGCGTTGTCAAGAGCTTCTTCTGCAGTCTGCTCTGGTGAGACCCCTGCATTCCAATTGCTCCAATAATCATAGTCTGGAATATCTTCTACACCTAAACCACAGCTTTGAAAAATTGTGCGGTTTACTTGTTTCATCCATGTTTCAAAGGAAATTTCTTTTGTCATTGTGTTTTCTTTAAAAATTATTCTGGTATACCAGTACTTTCGAGATTTTCGGATAGCATTTCTTGGATAAGTTCATGTAGACTTGAGAAGTCTCCGTAGAAAAAAGCAGCTTCAAATTCAGTCATTTGTTTCTCCAAATTAAGTATCTATTATACAAAATTTTTTGAAAAAATTCAAATTTATGATTTTTCCGGTTACAGGCTGAGGTCGGCTAGCGTGCGTAAAAATTGACTTGATTTTTGCAACTAAAAGCCTTATAATGTTATTTCTATTATTATTATTTTAAATAAACTCATGGATATAGCAACAGCATTAGATGCAGGAACAACAGAAAATTTACCTAATGGTGGGTATAATCTAAAACCCCCTACAGCTTTAGCCACAAGAGCCGCAAAACATATTCGTAACCTAGAAGCTCAGCATCAGGTGCATTTACAAGCACTTATGCAGATACAACAAAGGGAAGCAATACTTTTGCAAGACTTGGAGAAATATAGACTAAAACTAGGAGAGTTAGATGCTGAATTACAGAATTTACGCACATCTAGAGGGCCGATTAGCGGCATGGATAGTTCAGGCTGAAAGTTACGAAAAAGCAATAGAGTTAGTTAAAGAAGAAACCCAGATAACTTCAGCAATATTATGTTTACTAGAGGAGAATGCTACATGAATATCATAAGAGCAGCAATCCTTTTTGCAACTTTAATTATACCGATTTTTATCGTTGAAAAGGTTTATGAATTTAGGGTCAGCCGCTTAGCTGAGTATGACCAAAAGACAATAAGAAGTTTTACTTCTTTATCAGAAATGGAACGGGAATTAAAATGTATGACTCGCAATGTATACTACGAAGCCGGCGGTGAGCCAGTTGAAGGTAAGATTGCAGTAGCCCAGGTAACATTAAATCGTGCAAAAGATGGCAGGTTTGGCGCAGGTATTTGTGGCGTGGTCAATGCAAAAAGTGTAGTACTTAATCGAGTACTGTGTCAGTTTTCTTGGCTTTGCGATGGTAGCGAGTCAAGACGCCCAGTTAATAAAGCTCTTTGGGAAGAATCCGAAGCAGCTGCAAAGAAAGTTTTACTAGAAAACTTTAAGTTGCCAAGTTTAGAGTCTGCTTTATATTTTCATGCAGACTATGTAAACCCGCAGTGGAAAGGCATGGAAAAAGTTGCAAAAATTGGTCGTCATATTTTTTATAAAACTAAATCAGAGAGTGTTAAATGAGTAATATTGAAACAGGTAAAAGTGAGTTACCTAAAGAAGAAACTACTATAATGTCAGTAGTTGAAAAGATTAAAAGTAGCAAAAGTACTATTGATCCAGTAGGATGGATTAAGGAGCATGTAGCTAATATTAGTGCTACAAGTCTTCATATTATGTCAGTAATCTTACTACACTCTTCAACTATTCCAACGCTTCTTAGCTTAATGTTTGGTATAAGTGATAAGACGCCTATATTAGATATGGTGTTATTACTATGGGCAGCACTATTAGCAATGTTTGCACAAGCAATAATACAAAAGAACTATGTAATTGTAACAGTAATTACAGTTGGTTTCATGGTTCAATCAGTTATAATGGCCCTTATTTTCTTTAGGTAATAATATGAGTAGTGAGCAAGATAAGTTTAATCATAGTCGTCGTCTACAAAAAGATGAAAATGCCATTAAAAAACAACTTAAAATTGTAAAAGAACACACTCATATTAAAACCGAATATAATCCTAAATTAGATCAACCACATAGATTTGCTAAACATCATGCTATGGATTGTGGGCAACCTAATTGTCTCCTATGTGGTAATCCACGCAGGACATGGAATGAATTAACTACACAAGAAAAACGTCTTTTTCAAGACTTAGAAAAAACCACAGACAAGCATAGCAACGGAATACCAAGCGATGATAATCCATAATCTTTTTCCAACTGCTGTTGGTACGTTCAATTTAGGGTCAGACCTTACTACTGAAGAACTAACTTTTATTAGTAATCTGGAACTAAGAGGTAATAAATTAAATCTTACTAGTGCAGATACTTATTTATTCAAACGACCAGAGTTGGCAAAGATTGCTAAATTTTGTAATGATTCTCTTCAAGAGTATTTTCAACATACATATGCCCCTACTTATGATGTACGGCCTTACATAACTCAGAGTTGGGCAAACTATACAAATAAGGGGCAGAGTCACCATAAACATAGACACCCAAATAGTATAATATCTGGAGTATTCTATGTACAAGCAATAAAAGATATAGATCGTATTATATTTGAAAATCCAATTTCTGAGATACTTAAATTACCAACAAATGAGTTTAATGCATATAATTCAGATTCCTGGTGGTTAGGGGCCGAAACAGGACAACTATTACTGTTCCCATCCTCTCTATTACATCTAGTCGAAGAAGTAACTACTGAAACTACTAGAATTAGTATTTCATTTAATACATTTTTCAAAGGCTACATAGGTGAAGAAACTAATCTAACCCTTTTGAATATAGAAACTTAAATAGCTTAAAAACATATATTTGACTCTTACAGCCAAACTTGATATAATATAAGATTAGAAAGAAAAAATACTATGAAATATTGCGTAATTTGCAGCGAGGATATTGCAGAGGGGCGTTCCCTTTTAGGCTATAAAACTTGCCTATGCTGCGGAGAACGCAAAGCGAGGGAACATCGTCATTGTATTGTTCCACTTCATAAATCTAACTATATTCCTGTTTTTAATTTAAAGGATTTAGTTGGTGTTAACTCTAAAGGTGGGCAAGTAAAATGAAAGAATTAATGCACGATGTACTTGACATGAGACAAGCAGGTTTTTCAATTGAAGCTATTGCTGATGCACTTAAATGTTCTACGGCATTGGTTGAATCAGCTATTGAATTTATAAATCAAATAGAAGAACACTATGATCAAAATAAGCCGTAGCCCTGAAAGAAATACCTTTCAAAAAGAAAATTATATAAAAAGACAAAGAACAATAGGTAAAGAAGTTCTTACCGAATACTTAGAAATGTGGGAACGTATGCGTGAACAACATGAAGATAATCTTGTAAACCCAGAATGGCAAAAAAACAACTTAGAATATGAATTACGAACTAATCAAGATATCTTGAATAAGGTGCGTAATAGTCGTGTTTATGCTCAAAATCTTTATGCGGCTATGTGTAATATGCGGTGGATAAAGTATGATAAACCTTGGTCATGTTCTTGGAGATACTCTGGTGGTATCATAGCAGATATGCGTGAAGAAGGCGATTATATAGATTGGTATTGCTCAGGCATTCGTTGTCGAGAAAGGATTTCAGCAGAAGACTGGATCAATCTTACTCCTGAGCAAGAGCAAAGATACACTGAGTCGTTAGACTTTGTAGGTGAAAGCTGTGTAACAGAAGAAATTAAAAAAGATTTATTAAACCTAGGTTGGATGCCTAAAGAGTGGGAACAAGATGAAAGTAGCAATTAATCGTTGTTTTGGTGGTTTTGGGTTGAGCGAAAAAGCTTTTGAGCTTTTGCTTGCCAAAAAAGGCATAGCTTTTGAGAAGCAAGACTCAGGTTCCAGACTGCTTGGTAATGAGTACTATGTAGCAGGACACCTTGGAGATCAAGAATACTACCTTAGTGATTATCAGTATTGTGAAGATCGCTCAGACCCAGACCTAATTGCTGTGATCGAACAGTTGGGAAAAGAATCAGATGGTTGGGCTGCTGATATTGCAGTAGTAGATATTCCAGAGGGTGTTGAGTGGCATATACACGAGTATGATGGTATTGAACATATCGCAGAAAATCACAGGTGCTGGTACGGTGACTAATACTGATCTTAGACAAGATAGCAAAGGCAGAGTACCAGAATGGCAACCTGGGCAAAGAGTATGGATTGCCTGTTTAAGTAGAGAAGCTACAGTTATTCAACAACTACTAAAGTGGGACTACCCCGAATCATTTTGGGGTAATGTGCTATTACAATATGATGATGGAGTACAAGGTACTTCTAACTCATGGCAATTATCTAGAGTTATTACATAAAAATGAAACAAGAATTTGATAAACTACTGTGCGAACGTTATCCAAAGATGATGATAAATCGCAATAAGAATATGAAAGAAACCTGTATGTGTTGGGGATTTGAATGCGGCGATGGCTGGTTCAATATTCTAGACCAACTTATGGGTAATATTCAACATCATATTGACTGGAATAATAAGAACTTTGAAAAAGGTTATAAGCAATATAAAGAAGTACCACAAGTTACACTAGATCAAGTTAAAGAAAAGTTTGGTACACTTCGTTTCTATTACTCTGGTGGTGATGATAAGGTTGATGGTATGGTTCGTATGGCAGAAAGCATGAGTGCAGTTACCTGTGAAGAATGTGGTAACCCAGGTAAGCAAGTAGGTGGTGGTTGGATTACTACTCTTTGCAAGACTCATGCTGAAATTAAGGGAATATACGGTGAGGAATAAAAATAATCAGTTAACTCTAAATCGTAAACAGTTAGAGAAACTTAATAGTATTGTATCCCACTTTAAAGAAATAGATCAATTTACTATTAAAGTAAGCCACCTTAGCGGTATTGGGCCTACTGTGGAGGTTGGTTTTGATCTTATCAATGAAATTGATGTTAAAGTAGATATTACAGATGTATCATCATGGTAAGCACTGAACAAACTCTTAAAGAGTGTAACGCTCTACTATTTGCCATGATAGGTAATAAAGAGTTGGTAGAAGTCTGGTGGCTAAGCTCTAATCTAGCATTTGGCGGTAAAACACCAGAAAGTGTTTTCTTGTACGATCCTAATTCAGTACTAAGATACATTTGGGGTTCTTGTGATGGTTATTGGTAAATAAATTGGAGTAAGATAATGAGTTTAGATGTTAATTTAATGGTTATTATGCCTATTCCTATTCATTCGCAGAATATTACCCATAATTTAGCTAATATGGCCAGTCAAGTTCATATTAATACTGAGTTAACATTATACGATGTGTTGTGGAGGCCTGAGGAACATAATTTAGTGTATGCTAAAGATATATCTGATCACTTACATACAGCATGGAATATCTTGCTATCTGAGCCAGATTTTTACAAACAGTTTAATCCTGAGAATGGTTGGGGTAGTTATGATACTTTACTTGGTTTTGTATACAACTATCGTAATAAATGTTACGACAACCCTGACGCACTAGTTGAGGTATCAAGATAATGAAAATTTCCAGAGCCGAACAGTATAGCCATAAAGTATGGCAACTTGAACTACAAAAGCAAAAAGATGCTCGTGAAGCTGCTTATCAAAAGGCATTAGAAAAGCGCACATTTGATAATATTATAGCTGAAAGAGTAGCTAGAAATATTCGTTTAGACCTTGATAAAGGTCGCAATATTGATATTGAGTGTTAAGTTATGAACTTTCAAATAAAAGAAATTGTGGATATGGCAAACTCAGTAGGTGATGATTTTACTAAACAAATCGTACAACTAACTGCTCGCCATTGTGTCCGTTTAGCCTTTTTAAACCCTAAACTAGATAGTATACAATTAAGTAACGTAATATCTAAAGAGTTTGATCTGCCCTTGGATAACTATGACCATTCGGAGTACTACTTCGATATAACAAGGAATCGTTAATGACTCCAAATGAAAGATTAAGAGAAATTATGGTACTTATAGATAGTACTATTAGTTTAACAGATGACCCTAAAGAACTAATATTACTATCTTATGCCATGGCTCATAGATCAAAAGAGTTACTAGACAGGGCAATAGGCCCAGAACAAAGAAGAATGTTAATGAGAGAGTTAGCAAAATGAAGAGAGTAGTGTTTTTTGTTGAACCAGAGTGGGCATACGGTGTAATACACTACGACCTCAGTAAGTGGCTTCAACGACACAATATCCGAGCATCCGTGATGCCTTGGAATAGACAGTATACCTTTCAAGAGGTACAAGATTTAGCACAGCATATAGATTATTTCGTCTCCACTCCTTATGGACTGGAGGCGTTATGCATTCATCACTACGGAATTCAACCCGAGCAGTGCATTGTAGTTTGCCACTCCAGAGAAGATGTAAATTACTTCTTAGATAAATTACCTGTAGACTTTCAAAATAGAATACTTAAATGGGCTGCTGTTAGTGATTGGGTTCGCGGCGAGTGGCAAGACCTTTTAGGGACTCAAGAAAGACAGCGTGCTATTGATGTTACTCCTTTAGGTATTGACTATTGGAACTTTCACTCACCAATAGCTGAACGATTAGAATCAGTTGGATATGCAGGTGCCTATAGAATTGGTCATAATGATCATATTAAACGCACTGATTTAGTAGATCGAATATGTGAACGATCTGGATTACCGCTAAAAGTGGCTATACAGTATCATAACCTATTTACTACTATGCAAGGTTTCTATCCCCAGGTTGGCGCAGTTCTTATAACTTCAACACATGAAGGAGCAGGGCTTCCTGCTCTTGAAGCTGCGGCTGCAGGTAGATTAGTATTATCTACACCTGTAGGTCACTGGGAGCGAATAAGCCCTACTGGGTGTATAGAGCTTCCTTTAGAAGCCGAAGCTTTAGTAGAACACTGCGCCGAGGCTTTGAGTTACTATAAAAATAATCCTAGTGAATATAGAACGCGTTGTTTACAAATTCAGGAATATGCAAAATCTTATGACTGGTCAGCAGGACCTATTGACCAGTGGGCAACACTTCTATCATGAAATATTGGAAATATGTAGTCGAAGAAGACTACGAGGGTGAACATTTTGGTTTTAGCTTAATATCTGAAAAAGATATTATTAAAGATTACTTCCCTGAATGGGAACGTGATATGAAAAGTATGGGTAGAGAAGATGAGATATCCTATGAAAATTGTATTCAAGAGTGGGTTATCTACTATCAAGCCTGGCAATAAAAAATATTTATTTGATTTCTTAATCAAACCGCATTATAATATATGAAATACTTAATAAACTTCTTAGCCGTTATATATTGGATAGCTGGCATAGTAATTGCTAAGGGCTTTTGGAGCACCTTTTTTGCAATTATCTTCCCGTTATGGGCATACTATTTATTACTTGAACGACTAATACAACAATACCTACCATCATGAAAATTTCAATTTGCAGCGATCTCCACCTTGAGTTTGGGGATCTTGATATTAAAAATACTGATCAAGCCGAAGTGCTTGTGTTAGCTGGAGACATTTGCGTTGCCAGAGATCTCTTAAAATTCAATGACACAGAGCTTCCTGGCTTTGCAAACTTTCGTAGCCAACGCTACCATGAGTTCTTTCAGCGTGTTTGCCAAGAGTGGAAGCATGTTATCTATGTTATGGGTAACCATGAGCACTATCATGGAGATTTTGCTACTACTGTGGCACATATTCGTGAATGCCTTGGCTACAATGTTAATCTTCATGTTCTTGACAAAGAGTGTGTTTTTATTAACGACATTCGCTTTGTTTGTGGTACTCTTTGGACAGACATGAACAAAGAAGATGAGTTAACACTGTACTCTATTGGTGGAGTTATGAACGATTTCCGTCTTATCAAAGACAGTCGTGAGCCAGTACACTTCCGTGATGAAGAAGGTACTTTTAGAACTCGTCTAGGCAGTTTTAGTCCTCAGGCATCTGTTGAAGATCATAAAGCAATGATTGAACTTATCCAAGACGAGTGTGCTCTTGATTGGGATAAAATTGTAGTGGTTGGACACCACGCGCCTTCGAAGTTGAGTACTCATCCTCGTTACAAGTCGGAAACCATAGTTAATGGTGCTTACAGCAGTAACTTAGACGAGTTTATGCTGGATAATCCAAAGATTAAAGCATGGATTCATGGTCACACTCATGAGAGTTTTGACTATATGATTGGATCGTGTAGAGTTGTATGCAACCCACGCGGATACATTGGACACGAAAGCCGTGCTGATAGTTATGTACCACAGACCATAGAAATTTCTTAAGTTTAGGGTCAAAGGGGCAGTTATAGGTCAAAATTATTGACTTGTACTGCCCCTTTTTTTGTGTTATAATTATATTATGAAAAACGAAACGGTGACCACTATGTCTCAAAAAAGTAAAGCTCTTATAAATACAATTGCAGTATTAATTTTATCTGTTGCCTTTATGGTAACAGTTCACTGGCTAGTAGAACTTATTAGCTCTAGTATTATTGCTACTGCAATTGCCATTTTTATTTGGGGAATTGTGATCTATAAGCTATGCGTAGCTTATGAAAATGTACAAAAAGTTTTGGAATAAATAGGAATAAATATAATGATTAACTGGTTTAACACTTACGCTTCATTTTGCAAAATGCCTGAGTTTATAGCACCTACTTATTGGGTAGGTCCTACTGGTGATGGTCGTATGAGTCTTCGTATTGGTACTGGACCTGTTTTGCATATGACTAGATCTGAGTGCCAGGCTTTGATTGATACTCTTTCTGCTATTGGTTGCCAGCTTCCAGAGGATACTGAAAATGATTGAAGCCATTACTATTATCCTAGTGGTTGTTGTTGGTATAAATGTTCTAACAACAGTGTCACCAAGATTCCGCCGATGGATATACAAGGACAAAGAATGAACTTCTTTTGGGGATTCTTATTGGGTCTTATAGTGGGAGTGTTATACATGGCATACCGTTCTAATCAAGATGACAGGACAACCACACCATGAACGAACGAATTAAACAACTTGCCAATATCTGGGCCAATCGCAGAGCAGAAGATGAAAAGCTAGGTATCGTCTATACTTTTAGTGAGCCAGCATTAGAACAGTTCGCCCAGTTGATTGTGCAGGAGTGCGTTCACCTATTTGGTGTTACCCGTACTGAGCCTTCACTAGAAAAGTTTATTTTAGATAGGCTTGGAGTTCACCAATGAGCTCGTCAACTGGTATAACTGGCTTTATTGAAATCTTTGAAGCACGCCTTCAAAAGATGAAGTTACATCTTAAAGAAGAGCTAAGCAAAGCCAAAGGTGATAGAAATCGTAAAGCCATACGCCATATGCTTGCTGATGCTAGAAAACTTAATAAAAGTTTAAAAGAGATGCGAAATGCAGCAGCTAAACTGTGCCCGCATTGTGGAGAGAAACTATGAACGAACGAATTCGACTACTTGCTGAACAGGCTACCTCTTACATTGACCCATCAGCCAATGATGGCGTGTGTTGGCACTTTGACAAAGAAAAGTTTGCCGAGTTGATTGTCAAGGAATGTGCTAATGAAATTCTTAAATGGAAGTCTGAGCCATTTCCCTACGATCCTGAGTTTGGGGCAAAACTAATTAAAGAACATTTTGGAGTTGAATCGTGACTGAAGGAGAACAGGCAGGACGCTGGGCTATGCTGTACATCTACACGGCCTTGTTTACTTTAGGGTTTACTATTGTATCTATTTCGGTTTCGTTTATTCGGGGGTGGTTTTTATGAGCAAACTAATTCGACAACTTGTTGAACAAGCCACAACCATTGAAGAGCACGGATGGGGTGCGAGTTATGCTAACTTTGATCAAGAGAAGTTTGCTAAGTTAATTATATTTGAATGTACAAAGTTAGCCGTATTCCGTGGTGATGCAGCAACAGCTAAAGCTATTAGAGAACATTTTGGGGTTAAAGATGAAAGTTAAAATCGGTAAATATACAAACTGGGTTGGTCCTTATCAGATTGCTGAAATGCTCTGCTTTTGGGTTAAGCCTGGAAAAGATGAGTATGGTATGAAGTCTAAGCCTGACTGGGTTCACGAGTTTGGTCGTTGGCTGGGTGAGGATAAACAAGGTAACGATAGCTGGCTTACTAAAGCCTGCCAGTGGGTTGAGTCTAAGAAATCTCGTACCATTAAAGTACACATTGATCGTTGGGATACTTGGGGCATGGATAATACTCTTGCTCATATCATCCTGCCTATGCTCAAACAACTGAAGGCTACCAAGCACGGAGCGCCTTGTGTTGACGACGAAGATGTACCTGAGCACCTGCGTAGCACTGCAGCTGCAGAAAAAGAAAACGACTGGGACACAGATAGCAACCACTTTCTCCGGTGGGATTGGGTGCTGGATGAAATGATTCAGGCATTTGAGTGCAAAGTCTCTGACAACTGGGATGCTGCTTACCACTCAGGCACTCACGACTTTAAGTCAGTGCCTTGCAAGTGGGATGACGCAGGAAAGCCTACCTTATTTCAAATGGAAAAAGGACCAAAAGACACATACGAGTGCGACTATGAAGCACTTCGTGCACACGAAGCACGTAATCAAAATGGTTACCGCTTATTTGGAAAATACTATCAAAACCTTTGGGACTAATATGTCTAATATCACGGCTGCTGTTATTCAAGACAGCATTTATCAAGGCACAAGAATAACCACATTTGAACTAGAGTATCCACGCTTTATTCATGCGGAACTTCTTACTCACCGACAACTATCACGCAACTCAGCTAGCTCAAGGGCTATTCCTGTTGCAAAGATGCTGGATCTGTTAGAAACTAATCCTGCTAAGCCCGAGCACTGGGGCAAGAACGAGCCTGGAATGTCAGCTAGAGCAGAGATCGCTGAGCGAGATCAAGCTGAAGCCACTTGGCTGGAAGCTAAAGTTTATGCTCAAAAGCACTGCCAAACTCTTTTAGACCTAGGGGTTCACAAGCAGATCTCAAACAGAATCACTGAGCCTTTTCAGATGATTAAGGTGGTTGTCACAGCCACTGAGTGGGATAACTGGTACGCTCTTCGCAATCATCAAGACGCTCAACCTGAGATTCAAATATTAGCACAACGCATGCGACTAGCTCATGACTGGAGCCGGCCCCTAGAGCTTACTCAAGGCGACTGGCATGTGCCCTATGTAGACCGTGAAATTCAAAATGGTCAAATATTTTACAAAGCCGCTGGTGAGCATTGCACGCGCCCACAGGCCCGATTAGTATCAGCTAGCTGTTGTGCTCAGGTTAGTTACCGCCGATTAGACCAAAGCTTAGAGAAGGCTTTATCAATTGCTCAAAAGTTAGTGGCTGGCCGACCTTGGCACGCCAGTCCATTTGAACATCAAGCAAAACCCATGCTAAGCAATCTACAACCACACATCTGGGAGCCAGGAGCTACGCATCAAGATCGTGAAGCTAAGTTTTGGTCAGGCAATTTTAAAGGATGGATTCAGCACCGTCAACTCTTAGAGCAAGCTGAGTGATCTGATCCTAAACCGCCTAAACCTCAGCTACCCTACGCATATTTTAGTGTATTTTTACCTGAGTAAAAAATAACGCTTGACTTATGAAAAAATTCATGATATAATAAGTGATAATTAAATAATTCGAGCACAGGGGACCTCAATATGCAAAGAGGAAGCACCTTGCGCGAAGGGGTCAGAGGATGAGTCAAGCAAGGTAAGCTTACGTAGTTTGCATTAATTGAGGGTCCCCTACACAAACTCTAAGTAGGGAGACTTCGTCTCCGAAAAGCTAAAACAACTGTAAAAATATGAATTTTGAAAAAACCTTACCTGAAAACAATCCCCGCTTTGAACCCGCTGTAATAAAGCCAAGGGGTTTGAAGCGGGATCTTCGTTCGTGGCCGCTTGAATGGCTTGCTCGTCAAAACGGATTGCCCTTGACCCAAAGCTGCGACCAGCTGGGTCTTTCCTCACAATCGGAATGGTTTTTAGCCCAGCTAGTACACCACTTTGGGTCGTGGAAACCTCAACTAGTTGATGGTAAAGTAGATGCAGTGAGTACCGCTACTTACAATTTAGGGTCAGGCACTGCTGAAGAGCAAGAGTTTCAGCTAGCTTGTTGGAAATTAGCGTGTAGAGTTCCCCGTTCAAAACTGTCGCCAAAGCAGGTAGCACAACCTGAGTACAGCAGCCTAGTACCACTTATCCTTCTAGGCTTCAAGACCTACCAAGATATCCCCTACGATAGCTGGAGCAGACAACGATTGGAAGCTGTGATGCCTGAGGAGCTGGTGGCCGCAGCCACGACGGCTCATCCTGAGCATACGGCGGAGGAGATCCTAGAAGTTCGACAACAGGGACTTTTAGTGCGGTCTGGTCGAACTGAGGGTCAACGCAGAGATCCCAAATCCACATGGAAGCTCACAGGAATTGGGGATACTTGGTTAGGTGAACTACCTTACTTAACTCAAGTACAAATAGCACAAATCTGGTTAGCTCACCCCGATATTCGACACCAGAATATGATTTTACATCCTGATGACTGGAGCAGTCAGCCGGAGCCCTTAATTAAAACAGAAGTAGTCAAGAAATGGACAGCAATGCCTTGGGAATAAACCATGAAATACGATCACGAAACAACAGAAAAATTAAAACAAGATTATCTAGCAGGAACTCCTGTACCTACATTAGCTTTGGCTCTGGGCGTTCCGGATAGGTCGGTCATCGCTAAGCTATCGAGTCTGGGCGTGTACAAAAAGAAGGAGTACC